GTCGTGATCATGGCAACATGACACGCAAACTAGCACAGATGTTTATGAAACTGTGCGAACGCTATGCCACACGCAGCAACTGGCGTGGCTACACCTATAACGAGGAAATGCGTGGACAGGCACTGCTACAACTCAGTCAAATTGGCCTACAGTTTGATGAAAGCAAGAGTCAAAATCCCTTTGCCTACTACACTGCGGCCATTACCAATTCGTTCACACGTATTCTCAACATTGAAAAGAAAATGCAAAACATACGTGACGACATTTTGGAAATGAACGGACTCAATCCTTCGTGGACACGTCAGAACTCCGGACGTGACCCAGGTGTTGTTTCTACCATTACGGTTGCAGAAAATCAAGAAGACCACTAAACTGTGTGACTATGAGTAATCTTTTTAAACGTGCGGCGATATTCACCGACATACATTTTGGTTTGAAAAGCAACAGTCAACTACACAATGATGACTGTTTGAACTTTGTGAAATGGGCCACTGCCAAGGCTCAGGAGGAGGGATGTGAAACGGCGTTTTTTCTTGGTGACTGGCACAATCATAGGGCTAGCATTAACATTGTCACTCTTAACTATAGTCTCCAGGCCCTGGAACACCTCTCCGCAAACTTTTCTACTGTATACTTTATTCCCGGCAACCATGATTTATATTATCGGGACAAACGTGATGTACAAAGTGTGGAGTGGGCAAAGCATCTTCCTAATTTGGTTATCTGTAATGACTGGCTACACTCTAACGATGTTGTTGTGGCTCCATGGTTGGTAGGAGATGACCACAAACGCCTGGCCAAGATGTCAGGCCGGTATTTGTTTGGACATTTTGAACTGCCTGGCTATCTAATGAACGCCATGGTTGAAATGCCTGATCATGGATCTGTGCGTAGAGAAGACCTGTCAGGGTTTGAACATGTGTACACCGGGCATTTTCACAAACGACAGACCAAAAACAATGTCACATACATTGGTAACTGTTTCCCACACAACTTTGCAGACGCAGGAGATGACGAACGCGGTGTGATGATCTTGGAATGGGGCAAAGAGCCAGAGTTTCATGCTTGGCCGGATCAACCCACCTATCGTGTGCTGAGTCTTGCACACCTAATTGATCATGCTGCTAGTATTCTGCGACCCAAGATGCATGTGAGAGTGGAATTGGACATTGACATCAGCTATGAAGAGGCCAACTTTATCAAAGAAACATTCATACGCGATTATCAACTGCGTGAAATGGCCTTGATACCCAATAAAAATTCTGCTTACACTCAAGATCTTGCTCCTGGAGAAATAAGATTTGAAAGTGTGGATCAAATCATCACTGATCAAATCTTGAACATACAATCTGATGTATATGACAGCAAACTATTGTTGCACATCTATAATACTCTATGAACACAGTGATCCTGGGTCTGCCAGGCATGTATCAAAACTGGCTGAGTGCTGCTCTTGATCCTGAATCTAGATTTGAACAGCAAGGTGCTAACTTTCTAACTCATCACAGTAGAGTTCCTTGGCTAGCCAAGATTGAAACTCAAACTCCACCACCTGCAGACTGTGTGATCAATATGTGTGTAGGGTATCACAATCTTGTGTGGTACCTACACAATTATCTAGAAAAAACCGATGCCATTGGAATTAGAGCCAACTACCTAGTGGAAGATCTACAGGCTCTTGGTGCGGACACCAAGGCCTTTGGACAAATGTTTGTTCATTGGTACCAAAGTTATAATATCAAAGATAATCTAGATCACCAGCAGCATGCAAACAGCCTAATTGAATACTTTTATTACTGGCTGGTGCAAACGCATGATTGGCAACGCATGCTGTGTTCACGTATTTCAAACGCTATCAATCTTGAGTACATGGCTTTTAACAGCCTGGATAGACTGCATCAGGTCCTGGACCCTGTGATACCAGATTCAGCATGGTTTGATCATATGTATATGTTGCTTCAATCTGGCAATAGTCAATATCTTGACCAAAGTGGGAAATTTCATACCAAACTTGGGTTGATTAAAAATCTTGGCAATCTTACCATACTAGAACAAAGTTACCTAGGTAGTCTGCTGCATAGCTGCATGGACATGGGAGACACGGTGCTTGACTGGTATAATCCTGAAGTACGAAACCGATTATGGCAGAGGTATCGTACCGACTTAGTTGATCTTCACCGGCTATACATGCTACAATCGCAATACCTATGATAACAATCAATAAACTCACTGTGCGCAACTTCATGAGTGTGGGCAATGCCACACAGGCACTGGACTTTGATCGTCGCGATCTTACTCTAGTGCTGGGAGAGAATCTAGATCTTGGTGGTGACGGATCGCGAAATGGCACAGGCAAGACCACGATTATAAATGCTCTAAGCTTTGCACTGTTTGGTCAAGCTCTTACCAACATCAAAAAAGACAACCTAATCAACAAGACCAACGGCAAACAAATGGTTGTTAGCCTGGACTTTGTAGTAGACGGACAAGGCTATAGAATTGAGCGTGGGCGTCGTCCCAATGTATTGAAATTCTTTGTGAACAACGAAGAAAAGATTGCCACTGATGATGCACAGGGTGACTCTCGTGAAACCCAAGAAGCCATAGAACGTTTGCTGGGCATGAGTCACAACATGTTTCGTCACATCGTGGCCTTGAATACCTATACAGAACCTTTTTTGAATCTGCGTGCCAACGACCAGCGCGAGATCATTGAACAACTGCTGGGTATTACTCAGCTCAGTGAGCGTGCTGATCGTATACGCGAACTCAATCGTGCGACCAAAGAAGAAATCAGTCAAGAAGAAATGCGCATTCGCGCGGTTCAAGAAGCCAACAAGCGCATTGAAGAACAGATCACAAGCTTGGAAAAACGTCGCGATCTGTGGACCAAGAAACAACAGGAAGACTGTGACAAACTACAGGAAGCCATTGCTGCACTCGAACACATAGACATTGAAACAGAAATACAATCTCATCGTGATCTTGAATCCTATCATTCCAAGAAAAAACAAATTGATGAGCACAATCGTTGGATACGATCAATTGATCAAGACAATGTCAAAATCAACAAACAAAAAAGTCAGTTGCAAAAGGATCTGGATGCCATGCAGGCACATCGTTGTTTTGCCTGCGGTACTGAGATACACGACAACAGTCTTGACAGTGTAAAAGACAAAAAACAAAAAGAACTACAGGAACTGGCACTGCAACTGCTGACCAATGACACACAAAAAAGCGAACATCAAAACGAACTTGATGATCTTGGTGAACTTGGTGTAGCACCCACGGTGTTCTATGATAACCTAGAACAAGCATTGAACCATCGCAACAGCCTTGAAACACTGCAAACCAATCTGCAAAATCGCAGCAGTGAAACTGATCCTTATACTGAACAGATACAGGACATGCGTGGTCAAGCTCTACAAGACGTGTCATATGATCATCTCAATGAACTGACCAAACTGCAGGATCATCAGGACTTCTTGCTCAAGCTGCTCACAAACAAAGATTCTTTCATACGTAAAAAGATCATAGATCAAAATCTCAGCTATCTTAACAGCAGACTTGTACACTATCTTGATCGTATTGGATTACCACATCAGGTGATGTTCCAAAACGATCTTTCCGTGGAAATCACAGAACTGGGTAGAGATTTGGACTTTGATAATCTAAGCCGTGGTGAGCGCAATCGATTGATACTCAGCATGAGCTGGGCCTTCCGTGATGTCTGGGAAAGTCTGTATCGTCCTGTGAATCTATTGTTTGTGGATGAAATGATTGATTCGGGTCTTGACACACAGGGCGTTGAAAACGCTCTAGCTATTCTAAAGAAAATGGGACGAGAACGTCACAAGAGTATATGGCTTGTGAGCCATCGTGATGAACTAGCAGGGCGTGTGGAAAATATCATGAAAGTGGTCAAAGAAAATGGATTCACATCTTATGCCATTGACTAATAGCCTAGCCACGTGGCACTGGCACATAGAAATTTCCAGCAAGTGTACGCTGCGCTGTCCAAGATGCGCACGACAGGAGGTTCCTAACGGACTTGTAAACACTGAACTAGATTTTGATTTCTTTCAACGCAATTTCCCACCTGACTTTATAAAACAACATGTACGCAAGATAACTTTTTGTGGTGACGACGGTGATCCAATCTATGCTCATGATCTTATTCCAGTGATTGCCTATTTCAAAAGCATCAAGTCTGACATAGAGATAGTGATTGTGACCAACGGCAGCTATAAGTCAGAGTCTTGGTGGCAAAGTCTTGCCATACAGCTTGGTCCCAACGACAGTGTGCATTTTAGTATAGACGGTTGGGACAACGCCAGCAACAATCAATATCGTGTGAACAGCGACTGGAACAGTATCATTGAAGGTGTTAAGACTCTGCGTGCTCATAGTCGTTGTCAAATAATCTGGGCTGCTATTGCGTTTAAATTCAATCAAAAGTATATACAGCGCATGAAAGCTCAGGCATTTGATCTGGGCTTTGATAGATTTCAACTTACCAAGAGCACCAAGTTTGGCAGTGTGTATCCTCACTATGGCGACAAAGACATACTAGAGCCCATACCGGATCTTGTAAGCCAAACACACAGATTTGAACGTGAAGTCTATGACTTCACTGATCGCAAACCCCAATCATGGCCTATTAATCTAGAGAGATATCAACAAAGTCTAGAAATCAATGGCGTGAAACCCTTGTGCTCGATAGGCAACAAAGGCCTATACATTAGTGCGCAGGGGCAACTGTTTCCTTGCTGTTGGGTGGCCAATCGTTATGCACACAATCAAGAATGGCAGGAACTAGGCAAACAGTTTGATCTCAAGCAACGCAGTCTTGAATCTGTACTACAGGATGCTTTTTGGCAATCGGAGTTCCAAAGCTATCGTTGGAACGAATGTCAAACCAAATGTGTTGCTGGCCGCGTGACACAAGAATACGCTACTGAATGGTAGCCTGATAACTATCGCACATGACCAGTCCACAAAAAGTCAAGGGCAACGCCTGGGAAAACACAGTTGCAAAGCATCTTACACAGATCTATGGAGAAACCTTTATACGTGTGCCTCATTCTGGTGCCTACATAGGTGGTGCTAATCAGCATCGCAAACAGGTGTTACACGAAGGGCAGATACGCAGCTTCAAAGGCGACATCATACCTGGTGAAAGTTTTCCTAGATTTAACTGCGAATGCAAAAGCTACAAAGACTTTCCGTTTCATCAGTTGTTTCAAGGCGCTTGCAAAACTCTAGACACCTGGATACAACAGTGCATGGACGTGGCCGACGATGGTGACTTTAATATACTTTGCATGAAGTTCAATCGCAAAGGAACTTTTGTGGCAGTACAAGCACAGCCCAATACCTCACAACTGATATTCACAAGAAATTTCAATTACACCAGTGGATTAAACGGTCATTGGATGATCATGGACTATGATCTCTTCTGGGAGATCAATGCAGACAGTGTGAAAGAACTCTGCGCATGATCAAAGGACGCTTAACCACTTATGTAGGAGATGTCAATGCTTATCTAAGAGCAGCAGCACGTCAAACTCATCCTCTGGCTTTTTTGGTCAGCAATGCCAATTGGCAGCAGTTTATAGACAGTGACCATGATGATGTTGCTGTTTATACATCGCTAGGAGACCTAGCTGTGGATAATTTTTGTGCTCTGTTGGATCTGTCAGATGTGATTGAATATTGTCCGCCACCAAATCATCAGTGGAGCGATCGCAAAATTATCAATGAACTAGATCCCTTTGACAGTATTCGTGGGCTTACTGAATATCTTGTACAGAGACACATTGATCGCAAACAACTTGGAAACCTAGAAAGTGTCAACCAACCACAAGAACTGTTGCCCTTGGTTGACACTCGCAAGACTTCTGGACCTCAACTGTGGACCGCAGGGTGCAGCATCACTGCTGGCATTGGTGTTGATTCTACTCAAACCTGGAGTCATCATCTATCTAGTCTGCTGAACATACCATGCTCAACGCTGGCCGAACTTGGCGCCAGCAACACATGGCAAGCTGATCAAATACTTAGATCGGACATACGCTGGCGCGACACAGTGGTCTGGGGTATTACCGGCCTGTATAGGCAATGGATAATCCAAAATGGTGAGATGCGACACCTTAACATGCATAGTCATGTTGAGGATCCCAATCTAGAAATCAACTGGCCACTGCGTGCTTTGGCCAGCGACACCACACTGTACGCATCAATGCACTGTATGAAAGCAGTAGCCAATTTTTGTGACAAAATTGGTGCTAGATTAGTGATTTTCAACGCAAACTTCTCAGACGCATATATAACAACACTCAGGCAAATACCACATTTCTACTACTATCAACATCCAATTCGTATAGGCAAAGACAGGCAAATACGTCAACACTGGCTTGATTTAGGCACAGACGACTCGCATCCAGGCCCACTACAGCATCAAGCATTCGCAAATTTTTGTTACTCAATTTTAAAACCACAAACAGACTCTGTGCTAAGTGTTGTGACTTAGCCCCATTGAGCTAGCCGAGGTAAGGCTCGTTGCCAGCAGATCTTGGGTGTCAAAGAATAGGCTAACTTAGGCTAAATGATCGCGGCTATGTGAACAAGATACAACCGCGGCGCAAGGGACTTTGCTTGTATGGGGTCGCCTGCGTTCCGTTGCGAGTCAAGGCTAGAGTAGGAGGTACAGCGCAACCGCCTCCGTGTGGAAACACAATCTCTTTATACAAGTGATCGTTCGAACTCAGATGATGACAACTTGCCCGGTAAACGGGCAAGTATGACCAAAAAATCTAGATGATAACTTGATTCTCGCTCTGCTCGAACACATTGATGAGCGCAAGCGAATCAATAGATCTACGCAGTAGATCTTCCAAGTACATGATGATTGGGCTCAAGTAACTGATGTAGTTTTTGTGTGTTATCTGGAAAATGTTCAAGTTGCCAGTTCTTGACGTTGAGTTGATGTTTGTGCATCAATTGATGTAGAATAATCACTTCCTGAGTAAAGCTAAGGTCTCGCAGTGGATAGTACCAGTTATTGACCACAGCATCAACAATGTGATCAAGTTCGTATTGAAACTTCAAGAGTTGGTAGTTGATCTGCTGCCATTTTTGATACACCTGCTGCCATGATTCCCACCGTGATGAATCTGTTGTGATATCAAGATCTTTGCACAGACGTGAGAGCACCTGTTGTCCGTGATACCAAAATTCCTGACAGTTGATCCAATGATGTGGGAGTGTGAAGTCCAGGTGTTCGTGTCCTAGTCTTGATGCTGTCCACTGTAGATTCAGTGCCAGTAGTTCTCTACGATCCCAAACAGTTGTGGCCGAACTCAAGGTGCTGTTGAAAAACACTTCATTCATGTGTAAAAAGGTATTGGCCACTGGTGTTTCTTCAAACATCACTGCGTGCTGCGCACGATCTAGAGTGCCAGCGTGATACACTTGATTGTGATGATCTGTGGCCACAAACACACAGTCACAGCCCATGTAATCACACCAGCGCCAGACCTGAGCATATTCTTGGTCGCAAAGATCAATCAGACGAGTCCATTCTTGATTGTCATGCAATACTGAACTAGTGTGACCAAGTTCCTGTGCCATGGTGTCCACAGCAGGTCCCACAGGATAGATCACATGAAAGTCTGCGGGCACATTGATTAGTTTGTCCAACACATGTCGTGTGTTGTGTATGCCAGACACATGATTGCGTGTGTGTCCATGCGCATTTAGTCTAGTTAATGGATTTACAGTGATTGGTTGCCAGCCCTGTTGCCAATGATACACTTGATCATGGCCAGCTAGCCAGTGTATGCTCCAATCCATGAAACTGATGCCAATGTTGTGTGTGCCAGTGAGGCAAACAATGCGTGTCATAGTTGATCTGGCCAATCGCGAAACAACGCATGTTGTATGTTGCCCGCTACAAATTGATTGAAACTACGGTGTTTGTCTTCTAGTTCGCCCTGTAGTGGTGCCACACGACGAAAAGCCTCGTCCATCTGCGCCATGTCACGAAATTCCATGATTATCATCCATTCTGGCATGTCTGCAATGCTGCGGAATCCCATCTTGCAGCGTGTGATACGATAGGTCAACATTTTGCCTTCACTGACCAAATGATCAAAAAAGCCTCGCATGTTGTTGACCCATTCAAGATCAGAAATGTCACCTTGTTTGTCTGCCCAGATTGTGTATAAGTCGCTCATTCAATTGGTCCTAGTATTTCAAATCCGTCTAGCTGTTTTTTATAAAGATGTGCTTGTTCAAGATAAAGATAATCAAAGCCACGTTGTTTGTACACAGCACATTCGGTCTTGAGTGTTTCTATGCCAAGGCGAAGTTCTGGATCGTGATAGGTCCAAGCAAACTGGTCACACAAGGCATTTTTGTCGTCAAATCTGCGTATGAGGCTAAAGGCCACCAAATGAGTTTGATCCCAGTATCCTATGATGTCGGCCATGGGATCTTGAAATCTACTGTTAAACATAGGCATCACAGATGAAAACTTTTTGTATCTACAGTAGCTTTTGTAGATTTCCTGACAGGCTGCGATGTTGTAGTCAGTTTTGTCAAGGTATGCCCAAAACACAGTGGGTTTGTAGTCTGTGGCGTCAAGCCTAATGCGTGCAAATTGATAGTTCATATGCGAGGATCAACACGATGTTGAAACAGTCCTTGTAGATAGTCTTCAGGCCAGTTCTTGTAATAACCTTGGCCAGCAAGTAGTTTTGCAAATTCATTGAGCTTGGCAAGTGGCTGCACAAACACAATAGCCCAGGTACCCTGATTAAACTTTACACCATTAACAACTTCTTCACTGAGAGGATGATCTGCCAAGGCCAATAGGTCTCTGGCTACTAAAAAGTCAGTGTTGACTTGATCCACAAGATTATTGAACACAGCTGGTTCAAAGTGTCGCGGATCATACACATAGGCCACCACGGTTTTTTCTTCCATGTCAATGGCCTGTAGGTCAACATAGGGATCTATCTTACCTTTACGTATTTCAAATTCTCCGTTGAGTCGAGCTCTACGTGCGTATGGGCAGGGAGGCCATCCATTGAGCTGTGGATTAGACTTTTCCACGAAACCCGTGATCCAAAGCAAGATGTCAATTTGTGCTTGATTAAAATCCATTAGAAGAAAGGTAATCCAGATTTTTTGGTTGTTTCAAGATTTTCTTTGACAATGTCATTTATGGCCATGCGTTCTTCGTAGCTGAGTTGCAGTGCTTGTTCGTAAGTGATACCACCACGCATGTACCAACTTAGTTTGAGAGCTTCGTGGCGGATAGCTGATGCTTCTTTGCCCATGGTAGCGACCATTGCCTCAATTTCATCTGGGCTAGATGTTAAGAGGCTGGCGCGAAAAAATTTGCTTGATCAAGTGTAAATGGTTGTGTGTACTGATTTTCACAATTGTTGCATTTAACCTGTAGTGGTTTAAGTTCGCTGTCCATTCGCAGCGTAACCACGTGATCACGAATGCGGTTAAACAACTTACGATCGCAGTTTTTCAAAAAATCAGCAATGTGTTCGTGCTCTGTGACCATGGCATTTGATGTTTTAATCAAGCTGATAGTTGCTGTTAGTGTGGCCACAGTCATTTCAGTGACCTTGCGCAGAGCATCAGCTAACATTTTGATTTTTTCTTCTTCTGGAAGTTCTGCATTTGGCAACATCTGTAGCAGTCTTTGGTCATTAAACTGCATGGTATTGTTTTCGTGCATCTGCTGATAGTTCAAAGGCACAAAGTGTATTTCCAGATCACCATTGGAAATACAACTATCATAGTCTGGCATTTTGAAACCGTCAAGCACTTGGCGTAGATCCAGTGCATACGTATGGCTTTCTTCACACTTGGGACAGCGGCTCTCTATTTCTAGTTCATGTCCGTAGCTGGCAATGCGTATAGCTGTGAGTATGGCATCTATATCTACGGCCGGAGTGCCCCAGGCATTTCGTATGTTTGGCACACAGCTTTGAATCACACTCACAACTGCCTGTCCGTTAAACAGTGCATCAGGTGTGCGGTAGGTTATTTCATCAATCGCGGTCATAGGCAACACTGGCAACTCACCGTTTTCAGTCATGGTTAAGGTGCCTGGCGGCCAGAATTTACCTTGGCTAGGTAAACGCAGGTAGATGGCTGGCTGGCGGAAAAACTGCCGTAAAGGATTAGCGGTTGGGGTCATTTTTACATCCATAAATATAGATAAAGTACTTATAACCCAAGAAAACCATGGCAGATTTTACCGAACAAGAACGGGCTGAGCTACAACGTCAAGTAATGGAAGAGATGCGTGCCTATGGCCAGCTGCATGCCAGCACCGCTGATTCTGTACGTGATGCACAAGTAGGGGTCAAGGGATTTTCCAAGCAGGTTCGTACCAGCGCAGTTGACGTCACCAAAGCTTATTCTGATTTAACCAAGCAGATTTACAGCGGTGCTCAGGGCATGTCAGTGTTCAACAATGCTGTGGAAACCACCGCTACAGCAGTAGCAGCGTTTGGTTTGCTCATGGGCGGCCCAATTGTTAAAGCAGTGAGTGTGGCTCTAATTGGTTTGGCCAAGGCCATTGGTCTAGCAGCTGAGTCCAGCGATAGAATTTACAACGCCTATTCAAGACTAGCTGAAGTTGGCGGCACTGCCAGTGATCAACTTTCAGGGCTTCGTGACGAATCTGCCCGGCTTGGCTATGTCATAGCAGACAACACTGAAGGTCTAAACGCATTCACAAACTTGATCACTGAAAATGCTGATACCATGGCTTTGTTTAAAGGCACAGTATTTGAAGGTAGACAAGCCCTAGCGAATGTAAGCACTCAATTTGATGACTATCGCATGGGTCTAAGACGCATGGGTCTAACTATTGATCAGCAAAACAAAGGCATGGTCAGTTATATAAGACTTCAAACTACCCTGGGTCAAGCACAAAACAAAACATTTGCTGAACTTGCTTCAGGCGCAAACAAATACCTACAAGAAACACAGGCACTGGCAGCAATCACGGGTCAGCAGCGCAAAGAAGTCGAAGAAGAAATGAAACGTGCATTGACAGAACAAAAGTTCCGTGCCAAGATTGACGAACTCTATGCCAACGGACAGTCAAATCTTGCTGAAGAATATCAAGCTATCAATGTAATGCTGGCCAAGCAAAGTCCAGAAGCTGCTGCGGGATTCCGAGCCATGATAGGTGGATCACTAGAAGCAGCAGAAAGTCAAAAACTAGTACGCAGTTCTACAGGACAAGTTATCAGTTCTTTGGATGCATTGAACAAAGGTCAGATCAACGGTGCTCAGTTCGTTACAGAGTTAGGTAGATCAATAGGCAACACCAACAGAACATTTAACAAGACAGCACAACTGACCAGTGCTTTTGGTGAAACTTTTATAGATTATGCTCAAGGCCAAAATCTTTCCATGATGGCCAATAGGGATCTAAACAAAGAATACCAAAAAGCACTCAAGCAACAAAAAGAACAAAGAGAAAACACTGAAAAGGAACTAGAGGATCAAGTGCAGACCAGACAGAATCAGCTGGATGCTGCACTGAGCATGCAAGAGCTTATTCGCAAGTTTGTGAGTATAGCGGGCACTATAACCACTGGATTAAGTGATCTGTACAAGTCAATATCCAGTTTTACTCTGCGCCTAACCAATACCATTGGTGAGGTAATTGACTTCATCAAATACGATATTCTAAAAATGGCTCGTCCTGCAGAAGCTGCTGCTGCACGAGCTGCCGCGGGCCCAGGTCCCAGCATGAGTCGTGAAATAAACGAACAACAGTACAAGTATTGGAAGGACATCTCAAAATACAATCCCAATGCTGTACCTGAGTGGGCTAAAAAGCTAATTGAACAGGAACAGCAGACAGGACGGAACCCTTATGCTAACTTGCCTGCAGCAGGAGCAGCGGGTGGCGCAGCAACCACTGGCGATCTTGACAAGTCGCGTATGCAGAACTATCTCAAGAGTGTAGCTCTAGTTGAAAGCAGTGGTAAACGTACAGCAGGAGCAGGCACATCATCAGCCAAGGGCTTGTTTCAATTCACTGAAGACACTTGGAAAGGTGTCACTAAGCAAATGGGCAAAAACTGGAGCCTAGACGACAGGTTTGACCCACAAAAAAGTGCTGAGGCTGCTGCGTTTTTTACACGAGGCAATGCTGGACGTTTTGAGCAGGTATTTGGAAGAACACCAACCAACGAAGAACTCTATATGATGCACTTCCTTGGTGCCGAAGGTGCAATTGGTTTCTTTAATGCCATGAACAATCGGCCCAACGCCAAGATTAGCGAGGTGGTTGGTCTAAAACAATACTCAGCAAACCGATCAATCTTTGAAGACAAAACAGGTAGAACTCGTACAGTGGCTGAAGTGTACAGTCTAATGTCCAATAAGTTGGGACAAGGCATGATTGGTGCTACAACTGGTCTGTATCAGCAGACACCAGTATCTCAAGATGTAGCCAACATTCCGCAATTAGCTCGAGGAGGTGTGGTGTCTGGTCCAGACACTGGTTATTTGGCTAACTTACACGGAAGAGAAGCTGTGGTACCACTGCCCGACGGCAGCAGCATTCCTGTAGCGTTCAATCCTCAAGAATTCATGAGAAGTATCAGTGATGCTGCACGTAGTTCGTCTAGCTCAGGTACAGGTGATCTGATCAGTAGCATACAAGACATGGTGCGTTTACAGCGTGATCAAAACGATCTGCTGACTCGAATGTTACAACACCAGCGGGCCTAACGGTAAATATATCTATGACATGGCGCAAGTATTTTAAAGTAGCTGACACCACAGGTACAATGAGTCCTATTAGTGGTAGGAATCAAGGGTATTCAAGTTACTCAGCACAAACAGACTTTGCATTTAGAAACTATGCAAGTCGACTTCCTGAGGTTTATACCGGGCATCCAAATCGTATTGAACGCTACAATCAATACGAAATGATGGACAGCGATTCGGAAATCAATGCTTGCTTAGACATTATCGCTGAATTTTCCACACAGATCAACGAACAAAACGAAACACCTTTTGAAATCAAGTTTAGAGATCAGCCCACTGATCATGAAATTGACATCATCAAAAAACAGTTACAACAGTGGGTCAAACTCAATCAATTAGATCAAAGAATTTTCAAACTGTTCCGCAACACCATCAAGTACGGAGATCAGGTGTTTGTGCGTGATCCAGAAACATTTGAAATGTACTGGGTTGACATGACCAAGGTCAGTCGCATCATTGTGAATGAAAGCGAAGGCAAGCGTCCAGAACAGTACATCATACGGGATATCAACCCCAACTTTGAAAGCCTGAGCATAGCTCAAAAAACATCACAAGACTACATGGTAAACCCACCCACCGGTGGCAACATGACCAACCTAAGCTACACCATGCCCAACACACAGACCAACACTGGTCGTTTCAGCAGGGCCATGAACGAAAGCTGTATTGATGCCAAGCACGTGGTTCATCTTAGTCTCAATGAAGGACTAGATCCTTTTTGGCCGTTTGGACAAAGTATTCTTGAAAACATTTTCAAGGTGTTCAAACAAAAAGAACTGCTGGAAGATGCTATCTTGATTTACCGTGTACAACGTGCACCAGAGCGGCGTATTTTCAAGATTGACGTGGGCAACATGCCCAGCCACATGGCCATGGCCTTTGTGGAGAGGGTGAAAAATGAAATGCATCAACGCCGTATTCCCACAGTGGGCGGCGGTGGGCAAAACATCATGGATTCAGCTTACAATCCCTTGAGCATTGGCGAAGATTACTTTTTTCCACAGACAGCAGATGGTCGAGGTAGCACAGTTGATACTCTGCCTGGCGGTCAAAACCTTGGCGAAATTGACGATCTAAAGTATTTTAACAACAAAATGGCACGTGGTCTACGTGTGCCCAGCAGCTATCTGCCCACTGGCCCAGACGACAGTGATCGTGCATTGAACGACGGCAAAGTAGGCACAGCCTTGATTCAAGAATACAGATTCAATCAATATTGTGAACGTTTGCAGCAGAGTATTGTGCAAAAACTAGACGACGAATTCAAAATGTTCTTGGCCTGGCGCGGTTTTAACATTGACTCTGGATTATTTGATCTTAAGTTTAATCCCCCGCAGAACTTTGCTAGCTATCGTCAAAGCGAACTAGATGCCAGTCGTATTGCCAGTTTTACATCACTTGAGCCGTTGCCATACATGAGCAAGCGTTTTATGCTGCAACGTTTCCTAGGGCTAACCGAAGACGAAATCGCAGAAAACGAAAAACTCTGGAAAGAAGAACGTGATGAACCTGATCTTGAAACCACCCAAGGTCAGGATCTACGTAGTATAGGTGTGACACCAGGCGGACTACAAACAGACCTTGAAACCGGGCAAGAACTGGCCAATATTGGCGAACCTGGTGCTGGTGAAATACCTGGTGCTGGTGGAGTACCTCCGACTGCCGGAAACGCAGCTGGCCCAACAGCAGCTCCCGCAGCGCCACCTTCGGTATAAATATTAACATGGTCCTTACTGAATTATATCAACGTAGTCCGACTGCTTATCAAGATCCTGCACAGGATAATAGCCGTCCTCAGATACAAAATCTCCGTAAAACCAGACTTACTCTCAAGCAGCTAAACAAGCTGCGACAAATGAATGATTTGAGAAAATACGAATACAAAGAAAAACTCAAAGACATAAAAAATCAATATTCACCGCCTCCACAGCCTACGATTTAATTTTTTTGTAATTTTATTGCAAAAAACAGCCGATCTAGAGCACTCTTTACATCAATCCGTTAAATATAGTAATACATTTGCCCTTCTTGGGGACAAATGAAATTTCTACCCATGAGGAGCTTACACATGAACAAAAAGTTCGAACAGTTAATTGAATACGTGATCAACGATGAAGAGGACAAGGCCCGTGCCCTGTTTCACGATATCGTAGTTGAAAAAAGCCGTCAGATCTATGAAGAAATGATGGACGCTGAAGAAGAAATTGATGAAGCCAAACACGACGACGATGACGAGGAAAAAGTCGAAGAAGCCATGGACGATGACGATGAAAAAGTCGACGAAGCCATGCACGACGATGAAGAAAAAGTCGAAGAAATGATGGGCGGAGACTCCGCTGATGACTTGATTGACGACGTTAGTGTTGAAGAAGAAGGCATCTCTATGGAAGCCGATGAAGAAGGCGACGATGACATGGGCGCTGACGAAGCCGGCGGTGATGATATCGAAGGCAAGCTCATGAACATTGAAGACAAGCTTGATGAGCTTATGGCCGAATTTGAAGCTCTAATGGGCGACGAAGACATGGGCGATGACATGGGCGGCGAAGAAGAGCTGGACATTGACATCGGCGACGACGGCGCAGACATGGATATGGATATGGACATGGACGCAGACATAGGTGACGAAGAGCCAATGCCAATGGGCGAGGCTGTTAACCTAAAAGCTGCACCAAAGCCAACCACTTCTGAAGAAGGCGGTATCAACAAAAAAAGCGTGGTAGCTGCTAACAGCGGCGCACGTGGTATGGAAGGCAAGCCTGTTCACACTGGCACAAGCATGGGTGGCAAGCATGACGCAGCAGGTGCTTACAGCAACAATGTAAAAGACCTAATCAGCGATGTGCAAAATTCACCTGCCAAGGCCAAGGTAACACAAAAGCCTGCTCCTAAGCCACACCTAGCACAGGCCACTGGTGTAAACACCAAGAGCCCACTGTAAGGATTTGCTGTGAATCGCTGTTTACGTGAAACCCTGACGTTTAGCCAAGCCCGTGTGGAGCTCTTGCAAGAAGAAGCTCCTGACGGGAGTGGTAAAAAACTCTACATGCAAGGTATTTGTATTCAGGGTGACAAGCGCAATGCCAATGAGCGTGTGTATCCCACTCGCGAAATTAATCGTGCTGTTGGCACTATTAATGAACAAATCAACAGTGGTATGAGTGTGCTTGGCGAAGTTGATCATCCAGACGATCTCAAAATCAATCTAGATCGGGTTAGCCACATGATTGAAAAAATGTGGATGGATGGCAGCGATGGCTACGGCAAACTAAGAATTTTACCAACTCCTATGGGACAACTGGTCAAGACCATGTTGGATTCTGGAGTGAAACTAGGCGTTAGCAGCCGCGGCAGCGGTAATGTTGACGATAGAACCGGACATGTCAGTGACTTTGAAATAGTTACTGTTGATGTGGTTGCCCAACCCAGCGCACCCAATGCTTATCCCACAGCAGTTTATGAGGGCTTGATGAACATGAAATATGGTCATCGTGCTCTTGAGATAGCTAAAGAAGTTGGTACGGACAACAAAGTACAGAGATACCTGAAAGAGGAAGTAAAACGCCTTATCAAGGATCTCAAGATCTAAGGAGAATCTAATAATGTTAGATGCCATCAAACCATTACTAGATAGCGGCCTGATTAACGAAGACGTTAGTCGCGAGATCAATGAAGCCTGGGAAACCAAGCTAAATGAAGCTCGTGAACAGGTACGTGCAGAACTTCGCGAGGAGTTTGCACAACGCTATGAGCACGACAAGAGCGTGATGGTTGAAGCCCTAGATCGCATGGTAACCGAAGGTCTAAACGCAGAGATCGAAGGCGTTGCTGCTGAAAAGCGTCAACTTGCTGAAGATCGCGTGAAGTTCCAAGCCAAGATGAAAGAAAGTGCCACTAAGTTCAACGACTTCATGGTAAAGAAATTGGCTGAAGAAATCGCAGAAGTGCGTAGAGATCGCAAGGCTCACAACCAAGGACTAGAAAAATTAGAAACCTTTGTGGTGCGAGCACTTGCAGAAGAAATCATGGAATTCGCTCAGGACAAACAAAAGGTTGTAGAAACCCAAGTGCGTCTGGTGCGCGATGCCCGTGTAAAACTTGAGTCATTGAAATCACGCTTTGTTAAAGAAAGTGCGCAGAAGATGAGTCAAGCGGTATCCAAGCATCTCAAGGCTGAACTCAACCAGCTACGTGAAGACATCCAAGTTGCACGAGAAAACAATTTTGGCCGTCGCATCTTTGAAGCCTATGCAGCTGAATTTGGTGCTACACATCTCAATGAAAATGCAGAAGTGCGCAAGCTCAATGCGGTGATTGCTGAGAAAAATGCCAAGTTGTCCAAGGCCGTACAAGTGGCCGAACAAGCTCGTGTGGTTGTGGAAAGTAAAGAACGAGAAATTCGTATGATTCGTGAAAACAACGAACGTGCCAATATTATGGCCGACCTGTTGGCTCCTCTTAACAAAGAGAAGCAGGACATCATGCGCAATCTTCTTGAAAGCGTACAGACTGCTCGTCTGAAAAACGCTTTTGAAAAATATCTACCAGCGGTGCTCGAGAACCGATCTGTGAAAGCCCAGAAAGTGATTACAGAATCGATTAGCGAAGTGACTGGGGATAAAACTACCTCGCCTCAGCAAGATGAAGATCGCAGCAATGTGATTGACATCAAGAGATTGGCAGGATTATAAGCAAAAGGAGACTATAATGTCAGAGCAATTACTCGAAAGCCGCTGGGACGAAACCAAAGAAGCCCTTATGGAAGGCCTTAAAGGTTCACGTCGCAGCACCATGGGTGTTATTCTTGAAAACACTCGCAAGTATCTGAAAGAGAATGCAACTGCTGGCAGCACCGCTGCTGGTAACGTGGCAACTCTAAACCGTGTCATTCTGCCAGTGATTCGTCGTGTGATGCCAACTGTGATCGCTAACGAACTGGTAGGTGTTCAGCCAATGACCGGCCCTGTGGGTCAAATCCACACTCTGCGTGTTCGCTATGCAAGCACCATGAACGATACTTCAGCTGCTGCAACTTCAACCATCGCTGGTGAAGAAGCACTGAGCCCGTTCAAGATTGCAACAGCTTACTCTTCAGCAAGCACTGTGACTGCTGGCGTTCCTGGCGCAAGTCAGACTCGCTACACTGGTGCTGACACTTCGGTTCTTGAAGGTTCTGGTGGTCGTAACATCAGCGTTCAGATCCTGAAGCAGGCTGTTGAAGCAAAAACACGTAAGCTGCAAGCTCGTTGGACCTTTGAAGCAGCACAAGATGCACAAGCAATGCACGGTATTGACGTTG